TGTTTTGGGATTCTTCTTCCACTGTGCCAATTCTTTTTTCAAATAGGCGCGATAGTCTTTTAGAGTAAGACTAGTAATTCTATCAGCAGTTTCTCCATCAATCCATTGATAAGGTTTGTGTTTTGCTTTACTCATTGCGCCGCCTTTACATAATGTAGTCTAGTGACATCGTTACCATGTTTCCAGTGTTTATTACAATCTTTAACTTTGGCTTTGACAATTACACATGGTCCTAATTCTAAACTTGTCTTGTTCATCCAAGACACCATTTTGTTGTTTATTATAGCATCAATATTAAAACCCTCAAAGTTTTTTGACTTCATTGATGAAATAATTTCAGCATCTAAATCTTTGAGTTGTGTGCCGATATCTGCTAAACAACCTTCTTCAACAGTTCGTGCGGCTTTTTTAACTTTGGTTTGTGCAACATCACGAATATAAACACTGGGTAAACAAGCCACATAACCAAATTGATTTTGTTTAACTGTATCGCTTGACAAAATTGTGTTTATATTAGTTTGAAAATCGTTTTCACCTTCAATGGCACTGAACAAGAATTTTCGAAAATACTTTTTGATTTCTTCTGCTAATATAGTATCTTCAGGCAATGTCTTAAGCGGCATTGGTGCATCTTTAGGATCAGCTGTCCAAAGTGTATGGTCTAAGGTAAACAGCATGAGCATCTTATTAGTGTGCTTGGTAAACAAGAATACACCATCGTTTGCCCAAACATTTTCGCTTTCTTTGAGATAAGTGCCGTTGACCCGCTGAGCCGCACAAGCCAGCTCTAGAACTTGTTGGGTTGGAAACTCTTTCATTGCGCTCTCTGTGTGAGTTAATATACTGTGTATTTTACATGAAAATGAAGTCTGTGTCAATCTTTTTCAAACGGACATAGATCTTTTTGGTTAGATCCTGCATAACGGGATCTTTTTGGTTTGGAAATTCACCTTTGTACATGCTCAAACACGGGCTAACAAAATGATTGTTTATTTTAAATCTGCTTAGTTTTTCAATATTATTTAGGTATCTTAATGCTCTAGTTTTTCCTAAACTGCGGCATAATTCAGTGGCAATTGAAATTGAGTAGGCATCTATTTCATCTGGGTCGGCCAGGTACTCTTTGTGTTCTGGCCCACGATCTGCACCCAGTTTAAATTTACGTTTTCTATATTGTCTTTGGTGCCTTAATTCATGCACTACTGTATCAAAAATTTGTACAAGTAATTCGGTTGCATGTTTTGGAAACCAAATGTGTTCTTTAGGAAAATTGTGAGTGATGACCAATTCAATACAGTTGTCACCTTCTTCATCGTCTACTGGATCGTAATACCCGTTGGCATAAAACACTTCTGACTGTAGAGTTTTATCTCTAACAGTTCGTATTTTAAGTTCGATGTTGTTGAGACGAAATTCTCTTCGAACTTGGTTTAACAGCTTTTGAAAACTTAGACCTGTTTTTGTGCCAGATCTTACAGTATTGCATATAGCACAAATAGTTTCCATTACGCTGTTCATAGTTACAACCTATACGTTACCCTACCTTTTGACAAATCATATGGACTAACTTCTATTTTAACTGAATCGCCCAAGATGATTCTAATCTTGTGTTGTTTTAATTTTCCACCCATGTAACAAAGTAAAGTGTTAGGCATATTTTCCACCTTAACTCTAAACATATTTCCTGGCAGCACTTCTTCAACAGACCCTACTAATTCAATAATATCGTCTTTTGCCATTATGCTTTTGTGACGATAATTTTACCGTCTTCTACTTTAATGTCCAATGTGTCTCCTTCTTTCCAGCCAGTAAGTGCTAACACTTCATCTGGAAATTTCATCATAACATTTTCAGGATCTCCATCGATTTCCTGAAAAATATCTTCTGCTGTAAAAATAAATTTTTCGTTTTCTTCCATCATATATTTACTTTAAAACTTAATCATCTTCCCATGGTACAGGAAACCAGCCTAGTCTGTCAAGATCTGTGGCAATTTCATCTGTGATTGTTCCTTCGGGAACAAACTTCATTTTGGCCATATACGCTTCACCTTCTTGCAAATCGTAAGTAGCAACACCACCCATGCCACTACAGTAGTAGTCCATATAGTCTTCGCCTTTATTACGAAATCGTGCTACGATTCCGCCAGCACCTCTCCAACTTGCCGACCAAAGATCCTTATCGGGATCTTGTCTAATAGCAGGCCACAGTTCTTTTGGACACCAGCGCATATTACACCATGCCGCATACAAATTTTGGGCATAGTCATCACGAGTCCTAATTTTATTCAAGACCTCGGCATCTTTATAAATGTCTTCTACTAAATCTCTCAATGGTAATTGCCTCTAAAACAATGCAATACTTCGTGTCCTAGATTATGGATACTAGCCATTTTTGGAGTCATAACAATACACTCTTTGCCTTCCCAAAATGAGCAAGCCTGGACACTAAAACGAAAAACTTTGCCACCACGCCGTTTTTGTTCAGCGTTACAGGAAGCATCAATGTCGTTAACTACAACCCAACGCAATTTTACATCCATAGTTTCGTTTTTACTAGCATCAAATTTAGAATCAGGATCTTGCCAATTCCAAGCAAATACTGGAGTCGAAATAAACAATAAAACCAAAAGTGCCTTTTTCATCTTTGCCTCTGTGTGTAATTAAAAATGGTGTAGACGGTAGGATTCGAACCTACAAAGGCGTCATATTGACTAGCCCAGTTCCCTCCGTTGCCCGAAGGCATTGGAGGAGGTCTACCAATTCCACTCACGTCTACTTGCATAGTATATATTCAATACAGGGCAAAGTCAAGTTATTTTGGTACCCTAGTTGCTCCACGTTAAATACATCTAATGAACTTTAACCAAATACCATTCGAATCCGTTGTCCGTTTTGGACAACAAACTATGTTAGACCGCCCGTTATTTAATGTAAGTTGGATTTTGGGTAGATTCTGCAATTACAAATGTTCTTACTGTTGGCCTTATGCTAGGACAGATCAACCTGATTATCAAACACTAGAAGTCTATAAGCATACTATTGATGAGATTAAACGTCAAGCTCGAATTAACGGTTTCACTGAATTTCATTGGAGTTTCAGTGGAGGGGAACCTACAGCATATAAACAACTGTTAGAGTTAGTTAAACACTTAGATGAAACTGAAAGTACATATCAAAGTGTTCACATGACAACTAATTTGTCACCTGGCTCTAAATGGTGGAAAAGTTGGTGTGAAGCAACTTGTTTATTACAACGAAGAAGCATCACAGCCAGTTTTCACGATGAGTTTGCTCGGGAACAAGAGTTTGGAGACAAGTGTTTACAACTGCAATATGAATTGGTACATGTTACTATTAATCAAGTAATGGTGCCAGAAAAGTTTTATGAACTGTACGAACGTATGGAACGTTTTCATAAACGCGGTATAAATGTAACACTTAAACCTCAAAGTGATCCTACTGCCAGTTATGTAGTTGGTGGATATACTGATGATATGATTCGATTAATGCAAGAAGGATTTCCACAAAAATCACAGGGCGAAGATGTTTATCAAATTAGATTAACTGATGGTTTGCAAAACTATTTTATTGATCAAGCGGAACGTTTCAATGCACTAGGATTTAATAAGTTTACCAATTGGGATTGCAATAGTGGATATCAAAGTGTTATAATAAGAGGTAATGAGGTTAAAAGAAGTTATAGTTGTCACGATGAACCACTAGGAACTCTTGAACACTTTGAATTATTTAAGGAACCTAAACGCTGTATTACGCCTACATGTGTAAGTTCAGCAGACAGTAAGATACCAAAATGCAAATAGATACAGAACATCTACATCATTGGATGCAAGCCATTCGACAAAGCGAAGATCCTATGCGGACGATGGATGCTTTTTGGTCTGGGCAACTTAAAAGTAAAGAATGGCTGATTAAAAATTTACGACCACATGTGAAAAAATTTGTCACTGTAGACATACATGGCGGCTGGGTAGGAGTCTTAGCCAGTATGTTATTTCAAAGCGATGTTCCTGTATCCAGTATTCGAAGCGTTGATATTGATCCTACTTGTAAACCCATTGCCGTTAACATGAATAAAGTAGAAGAGATGGTTGGAAAGTTTTGTGCTGTAACCGCAGACATGTGCGAAATACGCAGCGATGCAGATGTTATCATCAACACCAGTTGCGAACACATTACACAAGATCAGTATGATTTATGGTTAAGTGGACATCCCCATAATAGTTTACTAGTTTTACAAAGCAACAATTATGATATTCCGGAACATATTCGTATCGCTAAAAATCTAGACGAGTTTAAACAACAATGCCACGTTAATGTATTATGGGCTGGCGAATTAGAACTACCGTTGTATAAAAGATTTATGATTATAGGAAACAATAATGTTTAAATTCGATCAGTTAAAAAATATACATCTTGAAATAAGCAATAATTGTCAAGCATCTTGTCCTATGTGTACTAGGAATATTCACGGAGGACTTGACAATCCTTTGATAAAGATTAGTAATTGGTCGCTGGATCGTTATAAAACTATTATTAATGAAGAAGT